GTATCATCGTCAACATGGCTGACTACCCCATCGGCGCCGACAGGGGCGGCGAGGTCAACATGTTCGATGACTTCGACATCGACTTCAACCAGTTCAAGTACCTGCTTGAGACTCGAGTCTCCGGTGCACTGACCCAGCCCAAGACCGCGATTGCCGTTGAGCGTAAGCAGGCGGACACCGCGATCGTCGCTGGCGAGGACTGAGCCTGAACGATGGCACGATTTTCTGGACTGATCGGTTACGCGGTCCAGGTTGAGAAGGCTCCGGGTGTCTGGGATGACCAGATCACCGAGCATCCATATCGTGGGGATGTTCTGCGTTCGCAGCGGAGCCTTCAAAACGACACCGAGAATCTCCATCAAAGACTGAACGTTAACAACTCGATCAGTATTGTTGGCGACCCATTCGCTTACGAGAATTTCTTCGCCATCAAGTATATCAAGTGGATGGGTGCTCGTTGGAACATCACGAACGTGGAAGTCCGACGTCCGCGGTTGATACTTACGATCGGGGGTCTGTATAATGGGCCAACGCCGTGAGCTACAGGAAATTCTCGAAAAGATCCTCGGTTCGAGGTCGGTGTATTTTCAACCTCCGCCATCGATCCGGCTGACGTATCCGTGTATCATCTACGAACTTCAAGATCGTGATACTAAGTACGCGGATAATGCGCCATATCGCCACATCAAACGTTACACGGTCACCCACATATCTCGCGATCCAGACGATCCGACTCCGGATAAGATTGCGAATCTTTCTGGTTGTGATACCGACCGTATGTTTCAACAAGATGGGCTGAACCATCAAACATTCCGCCTATATTTCTAGGAGATAGAATGGCTATTCTCGAGTGGGACAAGGTCGGCGAGCACCGGTATGAGTCCGGCGTCGATCACGGCGTCCTGTATGTCTGGGACAAGTCTAAGAAGGCTTATGGAAAAGGTGTCGCCTGGAACGGCCTCACCAAGGTCACCGAGAAGCCCTCGGGTGCTGAGGGCACGAAGAAGTACGCTGACAACATTGCGTACCTGAACATGGTCTCCGCTGAGGAGTTCGCGGCCACTATTGAGGCCTACACCTACCCCGACGAGTTCCTTGTCTGTGACGGTGTCGCGGTTCCCAAGAAGGGTCTTCAGGTCGGACAGCAGGAGCGCTCCTCCTTCGCCATGTCCTACCGCACTAAGATCGGTAATGACGCTGACGGTCAGGATGCCAGCTACAAGATCCACCTCGTCTACGGTCTGCTTGCCGCTCCTTCCGAGAAGGGCTACGAGACCATCAACGACTCCCCCGAGCCGATTGCGTTCTCTTGGGAGGCCAAGTCGACCCCGATCCCGCTGAAGGGCTTCAAGCCGGTCTCGTCCTTATCCTTCGTCGCTTCCGACGTCCAGGAGGCTGACCTCAAGAAGATCACGGACAAGATCTACGGCACCGCTACCGAGGACGCGAAGATTCTCCTCCCCGATGAGGTCTTCGCTACGCTTGGTGTCACCAACAGCCCGGCCGGTCCGTGACGACTGACTAAGAAAGGATGGTCCCAATGCTAACACTCGAGATTGAGCCCGTCGAGTACTATAACGACGACACGGAGACCTTCGAGAGTCGCGGCGGCGGGACCATCCGCCTCGAGCATAGTCTTCGGGCTATGTCAAAATGGGAGATGCGGTGGAAGAGACCATACCTCCATCAGCCTCCCGAGACCTCCGAAGAGCTTATCCACTACATCAAGTGTATGTCCGAGGATGGCGAGATCTCCGAGGATCTTATCTACGGCCTCACGGCGTCCCAGGTGAACCAGGTTTCCGAGTATCTGGCGGACCCGGCTACCGCATCAACGGTGACGAGTCGACAGAAGGACTCGAAATCAAAGGAACAGACCACAACAGAACTTATCTACTACTGGATGGTGGCGCTTCAGATCCCGTTCGAGTGTGAGACATGGCATATTAACCGTCTGCTCATGCTTATTCGGATCTGCAACATCAAGAACCGCCAAGCCGACCCTAAGGCTCCTAAGATGTCTCAGGACGAGATTGTCAGAGACTATCGGCGGGAGAACGAGAGACGCCGAGCTATGCTTGGAACGAAGGGATAACCATGGGAAAGCATGTGGAGTTTCCTGACGAGGCTTTCGCCCCGCAGGAGCGTATTGGAACGGATCCTTTCGAGGACCGTGATGTCGAGGTTAGTCAGACCACGGAGGTAATCAAGTGAGCGTTGCTTATGATGTTCTCGCTCGGGCAGCTGCCCGAATCGGGTACTACGCACCGGACGACCCCAACCCGGGTTCCGAGGCCGGTCGTTACTGGGCCGCACGAACTGGGCAGCAGTGGCTCGCCGGTCCGTCCGACTCCGTCTGGTGGTGTATGCTCTTCGTGAGTATGTGCCTCGATGAGTGCGGTCAGATCAACGCCATCGGCGGGTTCTCCTTCAACACCGACTACACCGTCAATAAGGTTCGGCAGCACCCGGATGCGTACTTCGTGTCTGTTTACGATGCTGCGCCTGGCGATGTGGTGATCTTCGACTGGGACGGCGGCGGTACCGACCACGTTGGTTTCGTCGAGCGCAACCTGGGCGGCGGAGTCCTTCAGACCATCGAGGGCAACACCTCCTCCGGGTCTTACGGCTCTCAGTCCGCCGGTAACGGCGTCTGGCGTCGAGTTCGTAGCTCTTCTATCGCCTACGTCATTCGCCCGGCTTACACCGACGGCGGCGCTGCGACCCCGTCTGGCCCGACTGACATCACCGCTCTCCAGCGCGCAGTTCGCGCCGAGGCCGACAACGTCGCGGGTCCCGACACTCGTAGCCGCGTCTACGCCGTCTGTGCGGCGTCCAACTGGGCGGGTAACCAGTTCCCGTTCGGTGTCGCCTACACCCAGGCGGTCGTCGGAACTGTTCCGGACGGAATCTGGGGCGATGCTTCTGAGGAGGCTCACGACGCTTGCGTCGAGGCGATCCAGGCCGCCGTTGGCGCAGAGGTTGACGGCATCTGGGGCCCCGACACGAACGCCCGGGTGACCTCCGCCCTCGACTCGGCTGAGCAGCCGTAAGAGGTCAAAATGGTAGTCTGGAGGTAACAAGATGGGCTTTTCGTTCACAACTACTGGAGACTATTCCCGGACTGAGACATGGCTGAAAGGCCTCCGCGACGGTAAGTATCTGAAGGTTCTTAACGCTGCCGGGAATAAGGGCGTGAACGCGCTGTCGAAAGCCACACCTGTTGCCTCTGGGCGAACCGCTGGATCATGGTCCTATGAGATCAAACGTAGAGGCCGTCACAGCGCAGAGATTGTTTGGAAAAACGATCACATTGAGCAGGGTTTCAACGTGGCTGTGGGTCTTCAGTATGGCCACGGAACCCGCACTGGGGGTTATGTTCGGGGTGTCGACTACATCAACCCCGCACTAAAACCCATCTTCGAGCAGATTCTTAAGGATGTCGAGGGGGCTATTAAGGATGGCTAGTATTGATGAGCGAATCGTATCGCTCAAGTTTAATGCTGATCAGTTCTCGGACAACGTGAACAAGTCCTTAAGTTTGCTCGACAAGCTTAAGGAGAAGTTGCATCTCAAGGACGCCGGCAGAGGTATCTCCGATGTAACCAACTCCGTGAACAAGATCGATTTCGGCCCGATCACCAGTGGGATCGATCGAGTCAAAGAGGGATTCTCGACACTGGCGATAGCCGCCGGTACAGCAATCGGGAACATCGCCTCAAACCTCATCAACACGCTGGGCGGGGCACTCAACGCCATATCGTTTCAACCGATCAAGGACGGCTTCGCCGAGTACGAGCTCGGGCTCAACTCTGTCCAAACGATCCTCAACAACACCAAGTCCAAGGGCGAGGACATCAACACCGTTAATGCTGCGCTGAAACAGCTTAACGAGTACGCCGACCAGACTATTTACTCCTTCTCAGACATGACCAAGAACGCCTCGCTGTTCACCGCAGCGGGTGTTGGTCTGAAGGACTCCACAGCGGCGATTAAAGGTCTTTCCCAGTTCGCCGCGGTCGCTGGTGTCAATTCCCAAGAAGCCTCTCGTGCGATGTTTCAGATGTCGCAGGCTATTGCCTCGGGAACAATTAAGCTTCAAGACTGGATGTCTGTTGAGAACGCCGGTATGGGTGGCGAGCAGTTCCAGGAAGCCTTGAAGAGGACAGCTCGAGCTCACGGCAAGCACGTCGATGAGCTTATCGCCAAGGAAGGCTCTTTCCGAGCGTCTCTGTCCAAGGGATGGCTCGACTCGTCCATCATGCTTGAGACACTCTCGCAGATGGCCGGTGAGTACAATGACGAGCAGCTCGCGTCGATGGGTTACACCGAGGAGCAGATCGCGCAGATCAAAGAGCTCGCTGCAACTGGTATGGACGCCGCAACCAAGATCAAGACCTTCTCACAGTTGATCGATGTGATCAAGGAGGAGATGGGTTCCGGCTGGGCTGAGACCTGGCAGATCATCATGGGTGACTTCACCGAAGCCGGAGAGCTTTGGACCGAGGTCGGCGGCGCTATCACGGGTGTGTTCAAGAACATGTCAACCGCCCGGAACAACATGCTCCAGGGTTGGAAGGATCTTGGCGGGCGAACGGAGCTTATTCGTGCTCTAATCGATACCGTTAAAGGTCTTGTCCCGCTGTTCTCGGCCGTCGGTAAGGCTTGGAGCGAGGTATTCCCTCCGCTGTCATCCGAAGGGCTCTTGAAGATTACCCACGGGTTCTCTGAGTTTATCCAGAAACTCGTTCCGAGCCAGGAGACGGTCTCCAAGGTTGGTAGGGTGTTCAAAGGCGTCTTCTCGATCCTGCATATCGGTGTGACAATTGTCTCGTCGATCGCTGGGGTATTCGGGAAGGTATTCTCAGCATTCAGCAGCGGATCTGGAGGAGTTCTCTCCTTTGCTGCGACTCTCGGGGACCTCGCTGTCAGGCTTGATCAGTTTCTGACCGGGTCGGGACGCTTGCAGAACTTCATCGGAGGTTTCGGAACGGTTGTTTCCGGTGTAATCCGGTCAGTCATTTCCTTCATTGGCGGGATCGTAACCGGAATCTCCAACTGGGCGAAGTCTGTCGACTTGATCGATCGTATGAAGGCCGCTTGGAGCGGCTTCGCGGACTCTATGTCCGGAGTTCGGGCCGCTTTCGACAAGGTTCTTGGTATATTCACTCGCTATGACCAGTCGCTGGCTGTCGCGCAGGCTGCCGGAAATGGCGCGTCTTTCGTCGTTGACAAGTTGAAGTCTGCATTGACCGGTCTCTGGAATATTCTCCAGAAGGACACCCCCTACATCAAGTCGGCCTTCGATAAGATCTTCGAGGTCGTCGGTAAGATCGCCAGCGGGATGTCGCTCGACAACATCTTGAAGAGCCTCTTCACTGTCGGGGGTCTCGCATTGGTCCATAAATTCATGGGTGTTCTTGGCGGTATTCAAGGGGTTCTCGACAAGTTCAAGAACCAGGAGAAGACCCCGGGGATTATTGACCACATCAAGGACGCGTTCTCGTCTCTTACCGACTCGCTTAACGAGATGCAGAGCACGCTCAAGGTCTCCCAGCTGATGCTTATCGCAATCGCGATTGGTATCCTCACCGCGAGTGTCTACACACTCTCTAAGATTCCAGCTTCGTCACTCCTCAAGGCCACGGGTGCTATATCTGTGATGTTGGGGCAGTTGACGATCTCGCTCCTGGCCTTCTCGAACATTATCGAGAAGTACGACACCTCGGGACTCGCCAAGGTGGCTTTCGGGCTTATCCTGATAGCTGTCGCAGTCCGAATCCTTGCGGGTGCCGTAAAGAGTATGTCTGGAATCGAGTGGAAGGGTCTCGTCAAAGGACTGGGTTCTGTCCTGCTTCTGTTGGCTGGGATCACCGTTGCCATGAGGTTCATGGACTCCAAGACCGGATCGTCGATCCGCGCGGCAACCGCTATGATTCTTATCGCGTATGCTATTCGAGTCCTGGCCAAGGCTGTCGATAAGTTTGGAGAGATGGATTGGAAGAAACTTGCTAAAGGTCTACTCTCTGTAGGACTCTTATTAGCTGGAATCACTCTAGCGATGAAGTTCGCAGGGACCGGTCCGAGTATGGCCGGCGCCTTGGCTATCGTTGCTATTGCGGTCGCGATCAAGATGCTCGTGTCCCCGATTGAGAAGCTCGGGAACATGCCCTGGAAGCAACTCGTTAAAGGGCTCGGGGCGGTCGTGGTTATATTGGCCGCGATTGCCGCTTTTAGTAACTTCTCTGGCGGAGCGATGGGTCTCCTCAGCGCAGCTGGGTTGGTTATCATTGCTTACGGTATCGGAATGATCGCAGATGTGGTGAAGGATCTTGGGAAGCAGAATTGGCAGACACTTGCGAAAGGCCTTCTATCCATGGGTCTTGCGCTTCTGGCTGTGGGGGCTTTCATGGCCCTGGTTCCCCCGACGGGTATTATCGCGGCAGCTGGACTGGTTGCTACGGCATATGCTCTGAAGATAATCGGCGATGTATTGATTGACTGGGGGAAGATGTCGTGGACTGAGATCGGGAAGTCGATGGTCATGTTGGCCGGAACACTTCTTATTCTCGGCTTGGCGATCACCGCCATGGCTTTCGCCCTTCCTGGGGCGCTTGCTCTGGTGGTTATTGCGGCATCCCTCCTCCTCTTGGCCCCGGTGCTTAAATCATTCAGCGGGATGTCTTGGACTGAGATAGCCAAGGGGCTTCTCATGTTGGCTGGCACCTTAGCGATATTTGTCATCGCCGGTTACGCCGTATCGCCAGTTATCGGGCCATTGATGCTTCTAGCGGCAGCCATATCTCTCATCGGTCTTGCCACGCTGATGGCGGGCGCGGGTGTGTTGATGTTCGCTGCGGGTATTGGCGCACTTGTCGCCGTCGGCGCAGCCGGACTCGAAGTTCTCGCGGGGGTCCTGACAACCATCGCCAACGCGATTCCTGAGTTCGCAACCAAGGTTGCTGAGGGTCTCGTCAATTTCTCGACCGAATTGGCGAACAACACCGAGACGCTGAAGGCCAACTTCGTCACGATCGTATCTTCAATGATCCAAGGAGCTATTGAGCTTCTGCCGCAGTTTACTGAGCTTGCCATCACAATCATTACGTGTTTGTGTACCGCTGCTCAGGCCTGTGTGCCGTTGATGATCGACACCGGTTGGTCTATCATTATCGCGTTCCTTACGGCCATGCGAGACAACATTGGTCAAGCCACTGATATCGGTATCGATATTGTTCTTAACTTCCTCGCGGCAGTTACCGCGCGCCTTCCTGATATTGTTCAGGCTGGTTGGAACCTTGTCATCGGATTTATCGATTCCATGACCGAGGGGCTCCGTAACAACGGTCCTCGACTTCGTCATTCGATTCGCGAATTTGTCAAGGAGTTCATCCACCAGGGTAAGCTGGCACTGGAAGAAGAGGTTGAGAACGTCAAGCGTAAGGCCAGCAACATCGGTAACGCTATGATCGACGGTATTAAGAATGCGATCAACAACGGTATCGAGTCTGTTAAGAGTACTGCTCGGAGTATGGCCACCAGCGCGTACAACGCCGCTAAGGCCGCACTCGGTATCAAGTCTCCTTCGAGGAAGTTCCGGGACGTCGGCAGGTTCGTGATTGCTGGTTTCGTTCAGGGAATCGACAATAACGCAGACCTCGCTGAGGAGTCCTCGCGGCAGGCAGCTATCAACTCGCTTGATGCCTTCCAGAAGGTTGTCGACGATAAGGGGCTCAACGATAGTAGTATCCACTCGCCAACAATCCGTCCGGTGATGGATCTTCAGGACGTTGAGGACGGACGACGCAAGGTCGGTCAGCTCTTTGCGAGCGGTGTAGGCGTTAAGGGTTGGGCGGACTATACTCGTCGGACTTCAGATCTGGCTGGTTGGGGCGTTCGAGATGGAGATGCTCGACTCCTTACCACCCGTTTGCTGAACGAGGCTTTGTCGAAGCGGCTCTCCGATGAGACCCAGCCCGCTGCCCCGATTCAGTTCATTCAGAACAACACGTCGCCCAAGGAGTTGTCGGCTATCGACATCTATCGGCAGACGCAGAACCAGCTGTCAATGGCAAGGAGGGCTCTTAGCTCGTGATTAAGTCAGTCGTAGCCACTGCATATTCTGGCGAGCGACTGGAGCTTGTTCTCGATGATCCGTGGGATGATGGTATCGCCGTGTTTGAGATTACCGGGATTGGCCCCGCCAAGGCCACAATCCATACATCATCGGTGGCGTCTATCGACGGCGACGCTTACAGTGGATCCAGGGTGGGTGGACGAAACATCACGCTCACCCTGGGTCTCCTGGACCTTCCAGACGTTGAGAAGGCCCGCCACAAGCTCTACCGCATATTCCAACCTCGCCAGCAGGTGAACCTGGAGTTCCATACGGACTACCGGAATCTCCATATCAATGGATGGGTTGAGAGCGTCGAGCCGAACATCTTCTCCAAGGCTGAGGAGGTTAAGGTCTCGGTGATCTGTCCCGACCCGTATTTCTACGGTCTCGCCGACGAGAGTGCTCAGATCTTCCCATTCCGGATCGAGGACCCCAACATGGAGTTTGAGTTCCAGGATCCGGTTGAGACCTCGCCCACGCTCGAGCTATCGAAGCGCAAGGATGAGTATGAGACCTTGATCAACTACCTCGGCGATGCTGAGGCGGGTCTCACGATTACCGTTGTAGCAACAGGTATCGTTCGTAATTTCGCCATATGGAATCGGATTACAAACAAGAAGTTCTGGGTCAATACTGACGACTTCGATAAGGTCAGTCAGCCAACAGAACTGCGCGAAGGCGACTCCGTCGTCATCACAACACATCAAGGTAACAAGCGTGTGAACCTCTACAAAAAGGGGAGCACGACTCCGATCAATATTATTCAGTGTATCCCGCTGAATAACGACTGGTTGACCTTGTGGCCGGGTCGTAACATCATGTTCTTCCAGGCGGACGTCGGTAAGGACGCTATGGAGGTATCTGTCGAGGTTCAAGTTCGGTATGCGGGGGTGTGATATTTGGAAATCGTATTACTTGATTACTGGATGAAGCCGACAATCGTCATCGATCAGATCGAGTCGGCCATCTGGACGAAGCGCTTCAACAAGTGCGGAGACTTCGAGGTAAAACTCCCGCTGTCGATCCTCCTCGACACTACGATCAAACATCACCAGAACATATACTTCCCTCAATCCGAGGATTATATGCTGATCGAGTCCTTACAACTCGATACGGACTCGCAAAAAGGTGATACGATCACTATCAAAGGTCGCACATACGACTCGATTCTAGACCGACGAATCATCCAAAACAAAACTATCTTGAATACTGGGATGATTCATGCGGTTTACAATCTATTGAATGACAACGTTTACAACCCGGCCAACACGAATCGCAAGTTGAACGAGGTCGGCTGGCTCTGGCCGCACAATATGCCAGACATCCAAGCCGGATGGGTGAATGCCCAATATACCGGAAACAATCTTCTCGAGGTTATCCAAAAGCTTTGTCAAGAGCGAAATATCGGGTACTGGATGCCGTACGTTCCTAAAGGACCGGCGGATAATAAGTACCAGTTCCAACTCTACTGGGGACATGAGCGACACTTCACTCAGAAGAAGAACCCGTACGTTATTTTCTCTCCTGATTACGACAACCTCCGCAAGACCAAGTTCCTCACTTCCACAACGAAGGAGAAGAACGCGGCTCTTGTCGCGGGAGCAGGGGAAGACCCCAACCGTAAGCGTATCTGGCAGGAGAACGGCGTTCTGAGCGGGTGGCTTCGTAAGGAGCTATATGTTGATGCCCGCGATGTCCGAGAGAAGGACGAGAACAACAAGGATATTCCCGGCGATAAGTACTGGGAGCTCCTGAGACAGAAGGGGCGGGAGAAGCTCGTCGACTGTATCGTGACCTCGGTCTACGACGGCGAGATGTCTCCCACTTCGCAGTTCAAGTTCGGACAGGATTTCGATCTCGGCGACGTTGTTCAGATCCAGAACGGCCTCGGCATGATGAATGTCGGACGGTGCACCGAGTATATTCGCTCGTTCACATCTAGCGATGGGTGGAAAGAGTATCCCACGTTTGAAACCTACTATATTCCGCAGGAGTAGTTATGGCACTCACATACGGATTTTACAGTTCCACGAATGGCGACCGTAAGTACTCGGCGGACCAGTTCGGCTCTCTCTTCGAGGGAATCATTACTAATGGCGTCTTCATGGGCATCGGTAAGGCCTTGGAGGTTACCGCCGGGGACACCAAAGCAGACACCGGGCTCTATGTGACGGTCAAATCGGGTCGCTGTTGGTTCAATCATACCTGGTTGGACAATACGGACGACTATCGGGTTGCTGTCGACTCGCCGGACTCCCTGTACGACCGGATCGACGCCATCGTCGTCGAGGTCGACAAGACCCCCGGCGTTCGCAAATCATCGATCAAGGCGATTAAAGGCACTCCGACTCGAAGTCCTCAGCAGCCCGCATTATACGCCACTCCTGAGAAGGCTCAGTTCGCCTTGGCGTTCGTCCGGGTGACGCGAGGTATCCCGCACATATTCAGCTACTCGATTATCAACAACCGGGGTAACGCTTCATGCCCGTGGATCACTGGACCGCTGAAGATCCTCGATTCGTCTTCAGTCACTCGTCAGTGGGGCGCTGAGTGGGCTCGGTGGTATCGGGATATTCAGACGTCCACCAACACCATGAAGGACGAGCTATTCGCCGACTTCAAGCGCCGCTACGATGCTTGGGTTCTTTATATGGAGGACCGTCTGGCGGGTAACCAGGCAGCAAATCTTCAGTTCCAGATCGAGCGCCTTAAGGAGCTCATCGGTGACGGAACCGAGGCCGAGCGCCAGGTTTTCGACACCATCGAGGACAATAACGGCCTCACGCTGATGGACTCCGTCGGGGCCCCCATCGTCGGACGACGCATCTTCAAGTTGCAGTAAGGAGTAACCATGCCGGATATCAAACCGACACGGTGGAGTGGTAAGTACCCTGACCGGGTGAATACCTCTAACGCCGATGCCTTGGTTGTCGACACTGGCGACGGGACAAATATCCTCTATATGGAGGATATGAAACGCTACGTCCTCGAGAATGCTGGCGCCGGTATCGAGGGTAAGCAAGGACCCCCTGGACCCGCGGGACCTGCCGGGCCTAAGGGTGCTGATGGTGCGAAAGGACCGAAGGGTGAGCCGGGAGAACGAGGACCTAAAGGCGATCCTGGCGAGCGAGGTCCGCAGGGTCCGCAGGGCCCGCCCGGCGCTCTCCAGGCCGAGGGAGGCGGCCACACGGGCCCTCTCAGC